GAAATGAATGGGGATTAAAAAAAGTCCCCCGAGCGTAGTCGGGGGCTAAAGCCTATTAGTAAGGCAACGAAATGACAACAGGAGAGTTGCAAGCGAATATTATCATAAAATTCGCCAAAATCGCATACCAAGTTTTCCTGCTTCAATCCGTTGCACGCCCTTCAGAATAAGGTTATTATCCTTTGCAACAATTTGCATCTGTTTATTTAAAGCTGATAGATTGATTGCTGGAATAAATAGTGACGCTCCTACAACAAAAGCGTCCCAGTTCACGTCGATCACAACCCCATCAGGATTCAGTTGCCAACCCTTGATCCACTGCTTCGGGTACGTCATCCAAAAACTCCTCACAGTTAACGTGCAACACATCTGCCGCAGGTAAATTCATATGCGTGCCTTTAGCCATACGCTTCTTACCAAGTTTAGCTTTAGTGCGCCCACGTTTAAGTGCGTCAATAAACCCTTGATAATTTATCTGTTGTTTGGTGCACCACTCTTTTAGTGGCTTAGGGTATATAAAGAGCATCTTTATATCGTACTCATACCTTGCAACCATAGATATTCTTGGCGTAGCGTCGGGTATAACCAAGTGCTCCAAGCCTGAGTTATTGTTAATTCTAGAATCGTCTGTGCTTTTGATGCGTAGTATGTTGTTGTAGTTTTCAGCCAAGAAGTTTGTAAGTGTAGTCTCAGCATCCACATCCATCGCAGCTACTTGTTCTTTGACGCTCTTCACGGCGTTAAGAAACCACTGCACAACTGCGGACACGTTATAGTTAATCAACCCGGCTTTCTTAGCCAACAACAATCCGCCAATACCACCTGCACCTATAACAGAATGAAATCTATCTTCGGGGCCAAACCCACAAGCTTTATCTAACTTAAGTTGTGTCTGTTTGTATATGTTTTTTGTATTCTCGACATCCGCCATAACGTGCTGTAAGAACGGCAAGTAAGCATGACCATAGTTGTTTAAAATCTTTTCACTAAGTACGTCTGTGTCTGTTTTTAATAGCCCAAGCATGGGGTACGCACGGATTTCTAATATGCGGGTGGCCTCGCCTTTAGGTAAAGCTTTGACAACACTGATCTTCTCCATAATACTTGTGTTGCCCGTGCTTATGCCGATCTGTTGCCACGTCTCGCCCCTAGTGCGTTCTTGGTTTGCGCTACTGCCGTTTAAACGGTTACGTTGTGAACCTGATGTGTATTGATAAACAAAGTCACTTAACTCTTTAGCAGGAGAATTAGTTACCTCGTCCATCCATAAACATATATTTTTATAGCGCTCGGCTCTGTTCATCTTAGAAGCCGCAGTATCTGCTTCTTTAACAACTAGCTTAGTTGGGTTGCCCCATATACTAGCCCCTGCAAGCATAGCCGTGGTTTTACCGATTCCAGAGTCTGGGCTGAAGATGTGCAGTAACGCACCGTTCACTGAGGTAAAATCCGTAAAGATAGAGCCAAAGCTTGCACCAATAACAAATTGATGTAACTCCATGCCGGGTCGGTTGTAAAACTCCATTGCTTCTTTCCAACCCTCTAATGAACCGCTCTTCGTAAACGCACTAAACATTTGTCCTGTCGAGCTTGATGGGGGGTTGTGATCTATCCTGTCTGCCCTTATCTCTTTGTCACCAACAACAAAAGCTTCGTACTTTTTGTCCGTCCAACCAAACTGCCTTCTCGCAACATCTGCCGCTGAGTTATGCTGTAGATGATTCACCCATGTGGTTATGTATGACATTATTTCATCCATTTTCATTACGGCAACCCCGTTCGTCGCCATATGTTTTCTGATCTCCTCTTTCGATGTCACGGCTGACAGAGGCACTGTAAATTCTCTAACCCCATCTCGGGGCAAATGTAGTCGCACGACTACAGCTTCACCAACATCCGAATCAACCAATCTCCTTGTAACGTATAAATCATTGTGGTAAACCAATACATCTATTTCGTCGTCTTCTTTTATTACTCTTTTAAAAATACCGCCGTTCTTCCCCCTAAAGTATGGTTCAGGATACTTAGGAATTATGTAAGTCTGCGTGTGTCCTTGGGACGTATCAGCAGGGGTATCCTCGACAATGTTGTCTTCTTCAGTTGCTTCTTGTACTTCTCGACCTAATACGATTGGGGACTTGATGATCCCTCTGTTGTGACAGCCCTCGCACCCGCCCGGGTTAAACTCTTCAAACTTAGCGCAGGTGTACGGGCCGCCCTTAATACCTCTGACTTTCCTATCTGCCATATCAGGTGAGTATTCAGGATGCCCACTAGATATCTTCTCGATGGCTTTATCTGCATCAATACAAAACTTAGCTACTGATAATCCTGCCCTCCACATAGGCTCGGTCATTGTGGCTTGGTTCTTAATGATGTGCGCTAACTGTTGGCAACCCTCGCCCTTGACAGTTTTGATCAAAATGGTCTTAAACCTATTGGTGTAGTTACCCAAGATAGCTTTAGTTACCTCGTCCATCTCTCCTCGTGGGATATATGGTTTGCGAGATACTGCTATTTCTCCTATAAGATCTTTTACTGTGGATAGCTCAATCGCTTCTGCAGCACTGCCAAGTAAAGTTACAGGTCTTGGTTCATCGTTCTTGTAATTGAGCGTACCCGGCACACGGAGAATCCGCACCGAGTCTGCCGTTACAACAGGATCAGCGTACAGGTCGTGGTCATCACATAGGCTCTTTAGCTTCTCAGCTAGGGGTAGCCACTCCTCTTTTGAGATTGCTTCTGTGAGCGCCCAATACGCATGTATGCCACCGCCTGAATTAACAACGGTTGGCTTGGGTAGCTTTGTGGCTTTACAAAACTTTATTAAAGACTGTATAGCTTCGGCTTGTGTTTCGTATGGTTTGCCAGGGCCGCAGTCCAAGTCAATGAACAACGATTTAAGTTGTTTGACGTTAACTGTTTTTCTAGACGATCCATCGTTGAATGTAGCCAATGCGTAATACGCATCATAGCCATTGTCTTTAAGGTTGTGTGCTACGGCTACCGCTTCTTCTAACTTTTGGAAGAACTTCTGTACTGGCTTGTCCGAGTCTTTTTTCAGACCAACAATACAATAGTATCCCCCGTCCCCGAGGACTTGTTGTAGGAAATCCGTGTCCATAAAAACCCTAAGAATAGGGGGAGTGAACCCCCTGAACTAACTTAAACGTCGTCCCATTCGCCAACTAAATCAGCTAGGTTTGGTTCGGCAGTTGCAACAGGCTTCTTCGCTACTGCTTTCTTAGGTTCTTCTACTTCTTCGGCTTGTATTTTCTCAACTTCTTTTGGTTTATCAAGAGAGGTAAAGACTTTTGGTTTAGCCTTAACGCCGTCAGTTTGTGCGACAGTCATAGTGATTGCGGCGATTGCTTCTTGAGAATTACCAAGACGTTGGATAGTTTCGTACTCATCTTCGGTCACGCCACGGACAGGGCTAAATACCAACTTAGGTGTTGGGCTTGCAGTATCAAAGCGCATCTCAGTAACCACGCCAGTGACGGGCAGTCCGTTGCTCTTTAAGTGACGTGCGTAAGCTTGCAAAGGCAGTTTCTTTTTCTCACCATCACCAAACACGGATGTGGGGGGCAACACCAACTGATAAACTTCTTCTTTATCAATCTCGCCGTCAATCAAAACAGCAAGGCGTTGTTCATAACGGCAGGCACGGCTATCACCTGATCCTGAACCCTTAATGTTTTGTGGGCAGTCCATGCACTTAGAGGATTGTTTCTCCTTAACGGATTCGTCAGGGCGCATACCATCTGTAGACCAACAAGCAGGTGCGGCTACCTCGCCTTCTACATAAGTACCTGCGTAAAACTTACGGGACACTTTGGGTGCGGCTTTGATGATCACCACGTTCATGGCACGTTCTTCAGATACTCGGTACTCTTTGCCACCGATAAACTCACGGAATACGCCACCCTTGATAGAGATACGACGTGCTCCAAGTTCACTACCGGCTAAGGCGTTAGTGGTATCGTCAACTGCATTTTTCAGGTATGCAGGTAAACCATTTTTAAAGATTGCTAGATCGCTCATTTATTTTCTCCTGTTAAACATCTTCATCGGGGCTAAAGTCAAGGGCAAGTTGGTGAGGGTCAACCTTCACAGTAATGCTCCCATCTTTTTCTTCTATTGGCAAATCTCCGCCATTGAGTTCACGCAAAGTCCTTTCCACATCTGATATCTTAAAACGGTATACACCGCCAATCTTCAAAGACGGAATTAAGTCTTGCCGAATCCACGCACGGACAGTCGATACCGATACCGCAAAATGATCCGCAATATCTTCTATCGGGACAAATTTCTCGTCCATTACTTTCTCCTTATGGTTACGGAATACTCTGTTGTAGCATTAAGTCCGGGTGGTAGTAAGTCCGGATGCTCTTCTAAAAACGCCTTAGTATTGGTTTGTTGCAAACGTTTCTCCAATAGTTCAGGCACACCATGCTCAAGAACAAACTTGTGCATAGATTCCCAATCCGATGTGGTGTACAAAGTCTTAGTAGTCCTGTACACTGTGCCGGAATTTGTTTTCAAGCTATCAACGCCTAGCTCTTTCATCTGGTCAAGAATAGCCGTCTTCACGGTCTTCATCTTTTCTTCGACGCTTGCTATTTGTTTTTCAAGCTCTGCAGATAGTTCGTCTCGTTTGTCCCTCATCTTAATATAGACTTGGGTCAGTTTTTCTAATGAAATGGGTTCTGACATAGTTTTCTCCTGTTGTAAAAGTAGCGGCCTTGTTTTGTTCTCGCTACCGTGATAGTATTATATAGCAAATTTTACATTATTCAAGTAGATTTTTGTAAAGTTCAACTAATTTTGTGTTTTCGTTTATTCTGTTATCAAGCAGTTTATACATATGTTTCTCGGCGTTCGATCCTTGTAGTCTGACGATCGTAACCGGATGGCGTTGCCCGGGTCTATGCGCCCGAGCGTTAGCCTGTGCGTATATCTCAAGAGAGGGTGTTGGCCCCCACCAAACAACTGTATCAGCCGCAGTCAACGTCACGCCGTGCGCCGCCGCTTGTGGTTGGATGATGAGGATTCTCGGGTCAGGGGTAGCTTGGAAACTATTGAAAATCTCTGCTCGTTTACTTGCCGATACATCTCCACTGATGATGTCTGTGGTAAGCCCGTCTGCATGTAGCATCTCGGACAACACCTTGATTGTGTTCTTAAACGGCACAAAGATCAAAACCTTTTGCTTGGTTTCCTCAATTACCTCGTGCAATACTTTATACCGATTCTTAATGTCAAAGGTCAGGGTTTCTCCTGTGTCGGAATAAACTGCACCACAAGATATTTGTAGTAGCTTACTCAACCCCACAGCAGCGTTAACCGCAGTGATTTGTTCGCCCGATGCCTGCACCACAAGTTGCTTGCGTAACATCTCATAATATTTCTTTTGTTGAGTAGTTAGCTCAATCTCCCTCGTGACGTAGGTCATCTCAGGTAAATCTAAGCACTCGGCTTTGGTAAAGCGTATAGCCGGTTGCAACGCCTCATACACTATCTTATCGGCGTTAGCCTTTGGCGCCCATTTAAACTGAGTAATTTTATACATAACCATGTCTTTAAACGCGGTATAGAATCTCGGAACATTCTTTGGATTAACAAGTTTAGCCAAGCCATACGCATCGACTGGGCTTTGCGCCGCAGGTGTGCCGGTCATCATCCACAACCAAGTGTCTGGTTTTAATAGTTTGTTAAGTGTTTTCCAACGGGTTGTCATAGCGTTCTTATACGCATTAGCCTCATCAACCACGATTAGATCAAAGCCTCCGTTGATAATCTCATCAGCCACAATCTCAACACCGTCATAGTTAATGATTACAAACTCTGATCCACTATTGATAATCTCTTTTCTTTTCTTGCGGTTGCCGTATGCTATATCTACGGTTCTGTGCATAGCAAATTTAAATAGGTCAGCCCTCCATGCCGAGTCCATAATAGACAAGGGGCAGATAACCAATACCCTTTTGATACGCCCTATCTTCATTAGATAATCAGCCGCCCATATAACTGAGCCTGTCTTACCCGTGCCTTGCTCATTCAAGCAAAACGCTCTTGGGTTTAACGTAAGGAATGACGCAGTGGTCTTTTGATGGTCAAATGGTTTATACAAACCAGGCCAGTCGTACTGCCCCATGATGGGGGACGGAATGTTCTTTATTTGTAGGTTCTTTAAAACCTGTGCTTCATCCAAACCCCAATTAACGGCAACCTCTGCATGGGTGTCGTGCGTGCGAATTACTTTGCTCTTAGGTATGACTGTCGTTACTTTACCGGGGTTTTTTAAATTCAAAAGCAGTAGCTTATTGTCTATGACTTGCAATTATTTCTCCTGTTGTTTTTTATTATTTGAGCTTGATTACTTTGCTTAGTTTCTTTTCGCCTTTTTCTTTTTTAGTGGTCTCTGAAACTAAGTTACTTTTCGAATCTCGCTTGAATGCTCTGTTACCACTTGCGGACTCTATGAACACACCGTTCTTATTTGATCCGCCTTTATCTAAAGCTTTAACGTGTGCCACGTCTTTACCTTCTCTGATATCGGCTTCGCCGTTATTGTTTTTGTCCGGGTACTTCTTGTCTATCGCACGTCTTGCACGTTGGCGTTCCATGCGTCTTTCTTCTTCACCTCGGGCTTTTTGCTCTTGGTATTCTTTTTTATAGGGTCGGGGGGTATTAACGTATGGCATATCAGTTCCTTCCATTATGTGAACAATCTAACACAAGACAATGTTTTTTGCACAGCCCACTTGGTCTAGGATTCCACACGTTGCTTTTGTGAGCCGTCTTGAGTCGGTTAATTTCTTTGAGCCACTTAAGCCAAAGCCTATCCTGATCGTTAGAGTCGTAGGTATCCTTTATGAAAGCCTTTGCAATCACAAATAGTAGCCCTGCCTTAACCCTTTTGATCTGGGGAAAGTGTTTAAACACGGCTAGTGCCATCAATTCTAACTGACCTGTGTCCGCATATTTAGCAGATTTACCTGTCTTGTAATCTAGTATCCTAGCCTCGTCAC